AAATTTCGGTTGGTGGAAGTTACGTTAGTTTGAGATAAGTTTTTAGTAATTAATGACTTATGAAGAGTTATAAACTCATGAGTTGAGCTTAGTCGATACTTGGTTGTATCTTGTTGATATGATTATACAATTAACACTCTGTCTTTGTCCCAGATTTACATGCTCGCTATCACTCTCGCTTACGCTTCGTTCTAGCTCATAGCATCAATTAGGACTAACGAGTGTAATCGGTAGTTTGTATTGACTACTTAATCAAATTATGTATTTATTATATCACGATTTTCAACATAATGCAAGAAGTGTTTTTCCTAGGGGTATGGAATCGTGTATTCGGGTGGGTATGATGAATTATAAAATATATTAGTCGGGGAAGTTTAGTAGGATTGTGATACGATTTTGAATGAGTAGATTTCGTTTCTACCTGTGCCTCATTGACAATTTCTTTCTTGTAGCGAGTTGTTCTGCCTTCAGTTTGTCCAATTGTCGTGAACGCTTCCTATAATTATTCGCTGCATTTCTTTTAGCATTGGGTTTTTCATAGTACTGTTTCTCTCTGCATCGTTCTTTGATTTCTGCTCTCATGCACTTCTTTCGGAAAATTCTAAGTCCTTTCTCGAAGCTCATTCCTTTTAGATTAACACTTGGCATCTGCTTTCCTCGTAAATTTCCATCCTCTCTTTCGCAGATAGTAGACCTTAGCGACAACGCTGTTCTCACTTCTGTCAAGATTCAGACAGAGTTCATTAAGTGGCATCTGGTTATAATGCCTTCGTAAAAATTCTAATTGCTCTAGTGTCCATTTCTTCATGATAATTTAACTATTTCTTGTACTCGGAAGTCCTCTACTTGTAGTCCATCTGCAACGGATATTCTTCCACCATTTTTTAGATGAAAGTCATTTGCAGCCATTGCTTTCATTTCTACACCATCAACTGTTTCTATACTCATTGGATGCTCGTATTCTACATTAAACTTAGCAAGAGTTCTTTCTACAACTTTACATGCTTCTTGCAGGTTTTCAGTTGAGTGCGTTACAAATATTCCAGACTTTCTATTGTTTTTTGCCTTATACACTAGCATCTCTAGTGCTTCTTTTCTATTTTTCTTCATACATATATTATACTAAAATTAAGAGATGATGTCAAGAACTATTTTCACATATGTTATAAATTCTCCTTGACATGAGGTTGTAAAGTTGCTATAATAGTTGTATGATAAATAATGACATAAGCTACACAATTCTTTTAATCATGTGCATATACGCTGCATACACTATAGGAAAACAACTTGGCATCCGAAACACGATAGACTATTTAGAAAGTGAAGGACTGCTTGAGTTTGATGACACTGAAAAATAGTTCTTGACAACAAGGTTAAAATTTGATATAATTATCTTGTAAGTGATAGGTTTCACTTGCATATTGGTGCATCTACCGAAAGGAGATGCGAGTATTTACTGAAAAGGAATTATGGAGAAAATTATGAGTATAGATTTAAGCAAATTTTGGCTTGGATTGGATATGCCCACATTGCCGTCTTATACGGATGCAGCATACCCAAGATATAACCTAATCGAAAAGGCAGGAGACTATCGTATAGAAGTTGCAGTGCCAGGGTGGAAAAAAGAAGAACTGGAGATTGTCTTTGATAACAAAGAACTCCACATAAAGGGTAAAAAAGAAACAAAACTAGGAGAAGATGAAAATTTCATTCATCAAGGATTAAGTTTAAAGTCTTTTGAACGAAGATTTATTCTAAACGCCGACCTACAAGTAGAAGAAGTAAGTCTACAAGACGGATTGCTGACAATCAGACTGTTACGAACTCCAGATTCCAAGAGAAAAATCTTGGAGATTAATTGATGAAAACAATATCAAAAGTTCGTGATAGTATATGTGAGAACGGAGAGTTCTGCAACATGGTAGCTAATTATACATTAGTGGTAGCCTTTGGAGGCATCATGGTGCAGAGCATAAGTGTTCTTTCGTAAACTGTCAGAATGTAATTGGGGAGCTTCTGCTCCCCAGCCTATAAGGAAAACTATGAAAATATCAGAACAAGGATTAGAACTAATTAGACACTTCGAGGGCTGTGAACTTACAGCTTATAGATGTGCAGCAGGTGTTTGGACAATCGGTTACGGACACACTAAAACAGCAGAAAGAGACATGACAATCACGCAGGAAGAAGCGGATGCATTGCTGTTGGAAGAAATGACAGAGTATGAAAACTATGTCAGTAAGCATGTCACAGTACCACTAGAACAGTACCAATTTGACGCATTAGTCAGTTGGACTTTCAACTTAGGTGGTGGAAATTTACAAGCATCAACCATGTTAAAAGTACTCAATCGAGAAGAATATGAAGGAGTACCAGCGCAAATGGCAAGATGGAATAAAGCAGGTGGCAAGGTCTTAGAAGGACTTATTCGCCGTAGAGAAGCAGAGGGTCTTCTGTTTGAAAATAAGAAATGGACATAAAAGAAATTTGGTTAAAAATACTGAGCTATTTCTCGACAAGATATAAGCTAACTGTTAGTTATAATGCCGTATATGGTGACGCTGATGATACAACTTATATAGTTCGTAAATTTTTGAAAAAACAACCTAAATACCTAAAGTTCCTCAACGAGGACAAGGAAGTAGTAGAGATTCGAGGCGCAGAAGGTCTTAACTACAAAATAGAAGAATTATGATAGAAAAACTCAAACTTAGACACATGAAGTTCATAAACGAAATCAAAGTAAAGTACGGACTTAGCTTATACCAAATGTATTGGATATGTTTTGGTAAAGGACTACTTATTGGAGGACTATTGTGTATCAGTTTCTCCTAGCAATCATACTATCACTAGGTATAAGTACCTATTGGTTATGGAATGAGAACACTACACTTACACAAAACAACGCAAAGTTAGAAAGTGCAGTACAGTTGCAAGAAGATGCAATCTCATCACTACAAAACGACTTTACCTTACAGACAGGTAAACTCAACGATTTACAAAAGAAAAGTCAAGAAACGCAAAAAGAAATGAATCGTTATCTTGATATATTTAAAAGGCACAGTTTAACTAAACTAGCCGCAGCAAAGCCTGGGTTAATAGAACCTAGAGTTAACAAAGCAACCAAGGAGGTGTTTGATGGTATCGAACAAGATAGCCGTGACATTGACGCTGCTGATGATGGTATCGTCGTGCAGCCTGTTACCAACAAAGACATTAGAGGTTAGTGCAAAGCCTATTGAAAGGCAGATAGCACAACCAGTACTACCAAGAGAAATAGACTTAAAAGAGCCTTATTGGTACGTAGTTAGTGAGAAAAACATAGAAGAATTCTTAGCACGAGTAGAGAAAGACCAAGGACAAGTAGTATTCTTTGCTATGACAGTACCAGACTACGAGTTGATGGCATACAATACCCAAGAGTTAAAACGATATATTCGTGAACTCAAAGAAGTAGTAATATACTATCGCGAAGTAACAACAAATGAAAGCAATACCGATTAAGAACCACAAAATCATATTCAGGTTAGATAGAATAGCACAGGATTTATATAAACTCCCTCATAAGTTTAGTATGCACCCAAGACCACAGAATTCAGTAGCTGACCTACGAGCAAAAATGGCAGATGAAAACTTTAGTGGATTCCCACAAGTTAGTAACAGCTTAGACTATAGTGGTAGAGCTGTTAGTGTTTGGTTTAGAGATAGAAACCGAGCATTATTAGGTGCTATAAAAGAACTAACTGAGAATGATTCATGGTATTGGGATAGTATGATATTTCAACCACCTGTAAGAGGATGGACTGGATGGCACAACGGAGGAGATAAACCTCATAAGTACGTCAGCTTTATACACAATGCAGGGAAAGGATATACCACACAAATTAAAGGAAATGTGAGAACAAAGATAAAAGATGACCACAATCCGACTACTACTAAAGATTGGACTTGTTTAGTAGGAGACTTAGATGGTTCTACTACTTGGAAAAGCGACAGAAATGTGGGAGATAAGCCAAGATTAGTACTAACCCTAGCAATAGATGGAAGGTATCACGAACCTTTTAACAAGCTAGAAGAGTTTATTCAAAGTGTTTAGACTATTTAAAATGCTCTTGTGGAAAAGAGAGATGGAGAAACACTCCAAATGGTTCGATAAAAATGAACCAGCACAGGCACGATTCGGAGAATGCGAAGAGTGGCTAGAAGAATTAGAAGATAGAGTTGTAGCGTTAGAACACGACTCACATCCTGCGAAAGACTTGTGTGAATTCGATTCATACGACCAATTTAAAAACGAAATCAAACAAATGATAAAAGATGAACTTAATAATCAGCCAAGACAGTAACAATCCTAGCGACCTATGTGGACACATAGAGAACTTCCTGTCTGATAATGAGATACGAAACTTTTATTCCCACCAAACCAAACAATTCAAACCAGCAATTACACGATACAGAGGACAGAATCTGGATATAAGAGACTGCGATAAACTTAGTGGCGCAGCGATACCAACGTGGCTAAAATACAAACTAGAAAGAGCTATTAGTTTATACAACAGCAAAACTTATAACTTTAAATTATATCCCATAAAGTCTAGTACACATGAGTTCAACATAGTAAGATATAAAAAAGAAGGACAACATTTTACAGCACATAAAGACTGTAGACCCTCTCTAGAACATATACATAAAAGAAAAACAATGCGTAAGATTAGCATAAGTGTACAGTTGACAGATGGGTATACAGGAGCAGACTTAGAAGTTGCTGAATCTTTTAATCAAAAGGATATACTAGGCAATTCAACAACGACTCCACCAAACAAGTTTAGACATAAATTTAAAACAATAAAAAAGAAAGGAAGTCTCACAATATTCACAGGGTTTCATTTACATAAAAGTACTCCTTTGAAAACAGGACTAAGAGATGTACTAGTATGTTTCATAAGAGGAGAATCACAAGTATGGTAGGGTCAAAGACACCACAAAGTTTAATCAATTTAGCACACGAAGTAGTAGAGTGGATGGACGGACAAAGAGACGCTCAGTTTCCTTTTTGTGATACTTATTTAATGTGGAACTATTCAAGTAGTGTCCCAGATTTAGAAACATATAACTGTACCTTTCCGTACTGGAGAGAACATGGTAACACAATTATGGAAGACATATCAATACATGGTACATTTAAAGAACAAATAGCAAAAATAGTAGTAGTAAGAGGAACAGAACGAGGAATAGGATTACCTTCTGCAAACAAGAATAGAGAGTCATACTACCATATAAAAGGTAAGCCATACAATATAATAAGTAAGAGATACAAGAACTTAATGGACTGCCTAGAAATAAATGATTACAGCTTGTATGACTACAAGAACAGAGGAGTTACGCTCTTTGACATGGGTAGTGGAAGATATACTTCTAGTGGCAATGTATGGTATCATAATGTTCACATAGAAAAAGATGATATAATAGTATACGTGAGGTACGAAGATGAATGATACAATTAGATTATTTGTAGGAACAAGTGATAACCACGATACTACAATAGAGAAGATATACTTGTACAGCCTACTAAAGAATACAAAATCTAAAGTAGAAGTTACATGGTTAAGACCGAGTATGTTTCCTACATGGAAAAGAAAAGGTTGGGGAACACCCTTCACTTGCTTCAGGTATGCTATACCAGAGATGTGTGGATTCAAAGGTAGAGCTTTGTACACAGACTGTGACATGATAAACTTTAGAGACATACGGCATTTATGGAATACAGATTTAGAAGGAAAGCCTTTTGGAATGGTCTGGGATGCTTTACAAATGAACAACGCTAAGTGGAGAGGAACTAAACAAGAAAGAGGATGGTGGTGTGATAGTGTTATGTTGATAGACTGTGAAAAAGCAAAAGATTGGATAATACCAATAAGCGAACAGGCACAGTACAACAAGACTTATAAGTGGGACTTTATGGAAAGTATTGGGTCTCCCTTCTTTGATAAGTCAAACAAGATAGTAACCCAGCTAGACGCACGATGGAATTGTTTTGATGGAGCAGATACTTCTTATCCATACGAACCACCTTATAAAGTAGCTAAAAAAGTACAGTTACCATTAGATGAAATATGGCAAGTACATCTTACAGCATTAAGTTATCAACCTTGGCATCCAAAGTACAACCCTCATGCTAAAGCTAGTCATGAGCGTCAGGATATTATGGAGATATACTGGAAGTATAATTACGAAGTAAAAACCATGGGGAAGTTAAGTGACGTTTGAGGAGCTGCTAGGCCCAGTGGGTGTGGACAAGTTTTATAGTAAGTACAAAGGAAAGACACATTTCTATATCAAGTCGAACAAACCCAAGTTTCAACACTATTTTAGTTGGGGGGAACTTGATAACTATATGAATCAAATGAACATACAGGCATGGGACAGAACACCACAGCTACAGGTAGTTTTACCTAATGGGGACAAGTGGTGTAAGAAAAAATCAGAACAGAAGAAAACAAGAGAAGAAATATTAAAACATTGGAATGATGGATGCAGTTTTATACTTACACTAAGTGAGTTCTTAAACGAAAATATGTGGAAGCAATGTCAGGAGTTTGAAAAACACTACGGCATTGGACAAGCAAATATCTATTGTAGTAAATCTAAAGATGCAAAGGTCTTTCCAATACACGCAGATTCTACTGATAACTTTTTATTTCATGTACGCGGCAAAGTACGCTGGTACATTTATAAGGAGTTTGCAGAGAAAGGAGGTCGCTTTAAAGACGCTACTTTGGAAGAAGTAGTAGATTTAGATGAAGGCGACTTGTTGTATATACCGAAAGGTAAATACCATAGAGTTGATACTCTAAGCCCAAGAATATCAATCTCGTTTCACTTTAGGGAAGCTGTCAAAGGCAAACCTTATTTCAGAAAGGATTGGTACGACTGGAAACCATAGGAGATTACTATGGCAGAAGGAACTGATAATTCAAGAAACGAAGTTGAAATAGATTTAGATAAGTATATGGCTCTCATTGAGAAGCTAGATGCCTCTGAAGATATGATAAAGGAGATGCAAGTCGAAGCTGCAGCAGCTAAGAAAAGACTAGCACCACCCAAACGAAAGTTCATGGATTTATTTTTGGACGACAACGATGTTAATGAAAAAGCTATAATTGGCTTCATCGCGTTCTTTATGCTTATTGTTTTCGCTGGGTGTGATTTAATAACAGCGTTCTGGGGACAGGACTTAGTAATTAGTGACACCATATTCACAAGTCTCGTAGTGATTACACTAGGAAGCTTTGGAATCAGTGAAGCAGGAAGAGCATTTGGAAAGTGATAACAGCAAGATTATTTATAGACTTTGAATTAGTAGAGAGAAAGTATGAACCTGAGATGGTTCATGCTACGGACATTTTCTGTCCTGTTTCCCATAGAAAGGAGCAGGACGGATATGACGTTTTGCGCAATGACATTCTCAATAATGGAATGAAGCATCCAATCATACTCTTACCGAATACTTACGACAACTGGCAACTTACAATGCGCCACGTCAACCCTGAGTACATAGTGCCGTACCAAAAGACAAAGTACATATGTGCCTATGGAAACCAGCGCTGCGATATACTTATGAGTTCTGGGCATACATATATGTGGAGTCTAATAACTGATAATGTGGAATGGTCACACGCTGCGTTTATGGAATTAAAAAATAGTACTTGACAGATGGTTATAATTTTAGTATAATATACATATGAAAAATACAGAATACAACGAACACAAAACAGTTAATATGTGGAACTCAGAAACAAAAGAGTTTGAAACATACCATTACGGAGAGTGCAAACACTGTGGGACAACAGTACAGTCAGACAATGGCGAATGTCCTAAGTATAAGTGCTGGATTGCGTAATGAATTTATTTTATTTAGATGAAGACCTAGACAAATGCGCAGAGTATCATGTCGACAAGCACATAGTAAAGATGCCTCTCGAGGCAGCACAACTCTTATGTACTGCGATATGGATTGATGCCAAACTAGGTTTTGTACCCCGTGCGCTTGACAAGGACGAACGTGAGGTACTAAATAGTGAGAAAGCCAAGATTAAGCACCTACCGCTTGACCAGCGACCACTCACGCCCTACCTGCCGATGATGTATAATCATCCGTGTACGATATGGGTTAGGTCGAGCTTGGATAACTTTGAGTGGACTCATTGTTATGCTAACGCATTGAACGATGAGTACCACTATCGTTATGGTAAACAACACAAATCCATAGTGGAAGTAGTAAACAAACTACCTGAGCCAAAGAATATGCCCAGACTAGGATTTACAGAATTTGGACTAGCAATGCCAGATGACTTGAAAGATTATGATAACCCTATACAGAGCTATCGTGACTACTATCATCTAGACAAAGCTACGTTCGCCGCATGGTCTCACAGAGACAAGCCTCATTGGTGGAGCGAAGACTACGCTGACTATGAGAAAAGGATAACAGCAACATGATAAAAGTGGAGCAGAAAGGGTATACATTTACCTTTGACGATGGAACAACAGAAGAACAACAGCAAGAAGCAATCAAGAAACATCTGGCAAAGAACAGATGGTTTAGACCGATTGTAATGAGAAAATCAAGTGGACAAGATGTTCATTTAGGAAATGGAGTTAGAAAGCATGGAAAAAGACACACCTCTTAACGTCCTTTTAGGGATTAAACAGGAATCGGTAAACACTATGGAACATAGAGATATGTTGCGTCAAAACCTAAACCAACAAAGAGTAGCAGCTGAGGAAGAGATATCAGTTCTGAAAGGACAGTTATCCTCTAAAAGAGAATACTTAGCGAAGATTGAAGGTGGACTTGACGTACTTGATGAACTAAGTAAGTGATAGTAGTAAAGGATAATTTTTACTCAAACCCAGAAGAGGTTAGAGAAAATGCCTTATCTATGTTCTTTAGACCAGGACTAAGAGAGAAGAACAGATTCTTTCCTGGACGTAGGACTGCATCTAGTTTCTCCCACGAGAACTTTATATATTGCAGAAATCAATGGGAGACTATGTTAAATGGAAACATAGAGTACTTTCCACCTGACAATAGTAACACAGCATTTACTTTATCTTTAGAACAAGATGCAGAACATAACTGGGTACACCACGATTGTGCTGGGTTTTTAGAGTCTTTATCTGATGACCTTGACGCTGAAGCGTATGCTGCAGTAATATATCTCAACGAAGATGTGGACACTAGTAAAGGAACAGGACTGTTTCAATCTAGAAAGACAGGTAAGATATACAAGAATGATGACCACTGTATAGGAGACGCTCCTTTTGGTGGTATGTGGAAAGAAGATAATAAGTTTAACTTACATACATATGTAGGTAATCTATACAACAGATGCGTGTTATATCCTGCAAAGTATTGGCATGCTCCCTTCTGTTCAGGGTTTGGACATAACAAAGCTACTGGACGATTAGTTCAAGTAGGCTTTTTTACAATTAATAAAAAATGAGTGATTACAAAACAGACAAGTATAAATTCAGTGAAGATGTAGTATTAAACAAACTGCGTAATCATATATTGGGAACATACGACCAACACTATAGTATGAATAAAATCCAGTCAACGGAGTTCATCTTCGACGCTGGTCATGGCGAAGGCTTTTGCTTAGGAAATATCATAAAGTATGCCCAACGCTATGGAAAGAAAGAAGGAAGAAACGAGCAGGACTTATTAAAGATTCTGCATTATGGAATAATTTTGATGGGGTCAAAAATAGATGAGAAAGAAGAAACACGAAAATCTTACACAAGCGAATATAACCAAGGTAATTGAGTTATTAAACCCTACTGATGGTAGCAAACCTATAACAAAGAAAGAAGCATGTGGTATACTAAACATTGCTTACAACACAACTAGATTAGGTAATATCATATCAGAGTTTCACGAGACTATGGAGTTTCGTGCTAGAAGAAAGGCTCAGAACAAAGGGAAAGCAGCAACTAAACAAGAAGTTAAACAAGCAGTAGCAGGATATTTAGATGGCGAAACAGTAGCAGACATTGCTAAGTCACTGTATCGATCCCCTGCTTTTGTAAAGGGAATCATAGAAAGAATAGGAGTCCCACAAAAAATAGCACACACAGACTACGAAGGCAGACGGAATGCACTACTACCAGATCAGTGCATCTCTGAAGATTTTGCCACAGGAGAAAAGGTTTGGGCAATAAGACAGAACTACCCAGCAGTAGTGAAAAAAGAACTTCAGCCTGAACAATCAGAGGAGCGAGGCTACAAACTATACCTAGTGTATACGATTGAAGCACAACAGGAAGACCTCAAAGATACGTACTTTCCTTATCTTGAGTTTGCAGGTAAATACCATGCAATACCAGCTTATGATATGGGCAGTCTAAGACATTTACGCGAGTATATGTAAAAAAGGAATAAAATGGACGCACTAAATATAGTAGCGGCATTTTGGATAGCTGGAGTCGTGTTGGCAATATTTCAACTCTACGTTCCAGCAATACAAATTATCGGAAGAATTGATAAGAATAACTTAGGGTATAGATACGCTTGGATGGGTGGAATTGTTTTCGCTTTATTTTCAGTGATTGCACTACCTTTTCTTGTTCATATCATAGTATCAGAAAAGCATCAGGAGAGATTCCTGAGAGCTTTCATACCAGCATATATGGGAGACAAATAATGCACAGAGGAAATAGATATTACGAAGCTCTAAGAGCTAAGTACATAGCAGAAGCTAAAGAGGCAGAGGCGGTGTTGCATACATACTTTACTAATTCAGTAGGTATTGGAGAACACTCCGATCTCATAGAAGAATTTGATAAACAACTAGATAAATTGGCATCAGCACAAGAGAAGCTACAAGCACTAGAAGGGTTATTACCTTGATTTTACAGTACGAGAATGAAACTATCGGAGTGGTTAGAAATCCCTACGAGAGAATCGTTGCTCTGTACATACAAAGCTTTGATTTTATAGGGCTAGATAATTGGATTGATAAGTACAAACCCGAGCTACAATCGGTAATGTACAAAGATTGCCAACATCTAATTAGATTCGAGGCATGGGAAAAAGAACTAAAGTTCCACAACTTACATCCGAAAGATACATCAATTTTAGAGGATGAAGAAGTTACAATGATGTGGGATAATTGGTATACATTAAAGACTAAAGCTCATGTATACGAGCTGTATCGTACAGACATTAAAAAGTACGGCTACAGCTTCTGAAATATAGTTCTTGACACATGGTTAAAATTCCGATATAATATACTTATATTAAGGAAATAAGCAATGAGCGACAGATATTACACACAGATGCTGGAAACCACGGGTTGGTGTCCTGGGTATCGTAATACCTTTAGCCTTGCTGAATACAAACAAAACTACACATTAAAAAGGAAAAGAACTATGGCGTGGACAGACGAAAGTAAAGAACAAGCAGTTGAAATGTATACTGCAGAAGAACCAACTCCAGACAACAGTATGGAGATTGTTAAGATGGTTGCTGAAGAATTAGGTGAGAGCCCAAATGGAGTCAGAATGATTTTAACAAAAGCAGGAGTATATGTAAAGAAAACTCCAGCTGTGAAAAGCAGTGGTGGTGGAACTGGTGGTGGCAGAGTAAATGTCGCACAAGCACAAGATGACTTAGTAAAAGCTATCTCTGATGCAGGTAAAGAAGCCGACACAGCAATTGTCAGTAAGCTAACAGGTAAAGCTGCTGTATATTTCACAACACTAATTAACGAACTTAACGATTAATTACCCCTGAGCTTGGGGAGGGCAACCTCCCTGAGTATTTTTGTATCTACAAGAATCACCTCGTAGCACGATACCATTGATAGGACGCTAATAGATATTAACCACCTACAAGGAAACGATGAAAAAGGATGATTTTGTTAAAAAACTAGACGAAGCAGGCGATGCTATTGTCACATATCGTAGTCAGAACAGCCGCAGACTAAAGTATAATGTCTGTACAGGCGACTTCGATAACAAGTATATACAGTCCAAAAAGAATCGAGCAAAGCCTTCCACCAGACAAGTTCTATTGTTCTGTTGGGACACCGACTCTTATAGACTATTACAACCTGATAACGTAACTTCTATTGTACCCCTTTCAGCGATACTGAAAAATGATAGAACTACATAACGAAACTCCTGTATACGAAAAGGAAGTACACTTTAACGAAGATAAGAATGAGAAAGTCTTTGTTATGGTAAACAACTTTCGTGGTACAGAGTATATACATATCAGAAAGTACTATATGGACTTTGATGAGGAATGGAAACCAACAAGGGACGGCATAGCCCTGCCTATTGATTTGGATAACCTAAGAGAAATCTTCACCGCATTAGTAGAGATACTATCCATCTCGGAAGTAAAAGGAGTATTAGAAACTCATTTCAAAGAGATTCTAGATGAGTTGTACCAAGACTAGTCTTGGATTCTATCCAGAAGGAGAACACTTTACCCATCCATGGAAGTTTCAAGTACATGATGAATTCTTGTCAGATACTTTAGTTAACTATTTACTATCTTTAAAATTGAATCCCCCCGTATCACTTCAAGGGGAGGACATGAAACTAAGTAGAGAACTAATAGAAGGTATCAGAACACAGGCAGAAGAAAAGTTAGATATAACTGAGAACCTGTGGTTTAGTATAGGGTTGCATCATGCACCACCACATCATCATTACAAACTGCACGAAGACCACAAAGAAAAGAAACACTCTTGTATTGTGTATTTAGGCGACAACGGTGTAGGTACAATACTAGCAAATCCTGATAACGAGTACGAAGTACTTTGGAGAGATAATCGAGCATTGTACTTTCAAAGAAAAGAGAAGGTCAGTTGGCACAGATTTAAAAGCGGACACAAACCTAGACTAACTCTAATCATGTATTGGATGACTGCAAACAGGAACATAAGAACAAGAACCTTGCAGGACTACATGACCCTCCCACCTTACAAAAATAGTTCTTGACAAATCCTTAAAAATTCTGTATAATATACTTATGAATAAGACAGAATACCTAGAATATTGTAATCGAATGTATGCAGAAGGCAACGCACAGTTGCCTGATGATGTATACGACAGACTTGTAGAAAATACCGAACTTGAAAGTAAGGTTGGATATGATTCTACAGAAGAAAGATTCCAACATCCCTACCCAATGTATTCATTACAGAAAGTCTTTGTCGGAGAAGATAAAGAACCAGATTGGGAAATCAAACAACCACATATAATGACTGCCAAGTTGGACGGTGCAGCCGTGTCTATAACTTATATAGAAGGCGTACTTACACAGGCATTGACTCGTGGTGATGGTAAAGCAGGGCTAGATATTACTGATAAAATTAAGTCTTTAGTGCCAAATGTAATTTGGAGCAAAGGTGTCAAACAGATTACTGGAGAGATCGTTGCCCCTAAAACAATACCAAATGCTAGAAATTATGCAAGTGGTGCTTTGAATCTAAAAGACTTGGAAGAATTTAAATCTCGTAAACTAACATTCATATCCTATGGTATTCAACCAGCAATCTGTGCTGAGTGGAGTGCCGATATGGGAATGATAAAAGATATGGGATTTAAGACTGTCACACAAAGTGATTGGAATGAATTTCCTCAGGACGGCAAAGTTGTAAGGGTCGACTCTAATATGTATTTTGAAACATTGGGCCACACATCACACCATCCTAGAGGAGCTTTCGCTCTGAAAACAAGGCAAGCTGGAGTAGTTACTCGACTCTTGGACGTTGAATGGAATGTCGGGAAGTCAGGTGCTGTTTCGCCTGTTGCAATTTTAGAGCCTTGTGTGATTGGAGAAGCAACTATTAGTAGAGCAACCCTACATAATATGGCGTATATTGAAGCATTAGAACTACAGATTGGTTGTGATGTGGAAGTAATACGAAGCGGAGAAATAATACCTAGAGTAGTAAAACGAGTATGAAGTATATAAGCGACCTTATCAGTAAGCTTCTAGAGTGGTCTTTCAAAAGAACTGCACAGAAACAATTTGATAAAGCTATGATGGAGTATAGAGATAGTGATAACACATGAATCCTATACTAATAAACATAGATGTATGTGGCATATGTAATGAGTCATGTAATTATTGCCCGAGGTCAAGTTCATATCCAAATATAAAAGAGAATATGAGCATTGAACTTTTTACAAAGTTCATTAATGAATGTAAAGACTATACTGGTACAATTTGTTTCTCAGGCAGAGGCGAAAACAGTTTACATCCTAATTTCAAGAAACTTGTTGAAATTTTACATTTTACTGGTAGAAAGTATAAGACTAGAATTTTGACAAACGGCTACAAACTAGAATCAAAGTATGAGTCATTCAATATGTTTGACATGATAGTAATGAACTCATACACTAGTGAAGAACAGATGGAAGAACGAAAGAAGATAATTCCTCGTGCTATCCATAGATATTGGGATCAAAGTATGAAGCCAGAAGAGTGGGGTGAAACACCTATTCAAGTTCAAAATAGAACTGAGCTATATGAAAGAATAGCAACAGATAGAACAGAAATACACACCCCCTGTGTATTGCCTTCGAGTAAAGGATGGATTCACCATGATGGTAGTATTCAGTTATGCTGTAATGATTGGACAGACACAAATGTGTACGGCAATATTGCAGACGAGAACTTTTTCGATGTATGGAACAACAATAAAGACTTGCTAAAGTTAAAGAAAAGTCTATTGTTTGGGGATAGAAGTAGTAACCCTATATGCAAAAATTGTAATAGAAAGGTTACACCAAGAGAGGAGAAGAGGATTGCAAGGCTTAGACAAGAGTATTGATACCATTGTAAATGTAAGTGGCGGAGCAGAATGTTTCGCTGCCTTATGGTGGGCAAAAGAAAAGCAACTAAAAGTAGTAGGCTTACACTTGTATAATAATCCAACTAATAATCCTGCTGTTGAAGCTCAGTTATACTATGCTCAAAAGCAGTGCGATTACTTTGGCTACGAACTAGTAGTAGATAGAACTGACTTACCTATGGAGTACGCACCTCCACCAGTAAATCAGCACATGTCTGCAGTTGCTATGTTATTATTAGGCAATCCTCGTAAGTGGAGATATTTAGTTTGGGGCGCAAATGCAGAAGATTCATTTGCGCAACGACTACAGTTAAGATTTCCGATAAGAGCTTACCTTGCACAGAGGTCGTACCAGCTGGACTTACATGGATGTTCAGCTGAGATGTTGTTAAATGCACCAATCAACCTCTTTCCTTTTGAAACTCTGAATAAGTCAGAAGTGATATCCATGTTAGCGAAGAATCACTGGAAAGAAATGCAGAATTTAATATGGTATTGCTACCCACCAACTAGCAAACCTGAGCTTACACAAAAGATAAGCAAAACCCCAACGGGGTATAAGCCGTGTGGTGAATGTTTCAAATGTACTGAATGGAAACAAGCAGTACAAGTTGCAAACAAATCAGTATTTAAACAACAAGAAGGAACATTTAACAGGCAACAACCAAACCAAAGATGGATAGAAGAATAGGATTTACCTGTGGAGCATTTGATTTGCTTCACGCTGGACACATTGTAATGCTCAAAGAAGCAAAAAGTCAATGTGACCATTTGATAGTAGGAATTCAAACTGACCCTAGCATAGATAGACAAGATAAGAATCAACCGATTCAGTCAGTATTTGAAAGATATATCCAACTATCAGCAGTAAAGTATATAGATGAAATTATACCTTACGATACAGAAGAAAGCCTACTAGATTTACTAGAGGCTACACCAATACATATAAGATTTGTAGGAGAAGATTATGTTGAAAGAAACTTTACAGGCAAAGGATTGCATGAAATCTACTATACCAGTAGAGCGCACTCTTTTTCTACGACCCAATTACGACAAAGGCTGTTAAAATAATGGCAGGTGGTATATACAACGAGACTTATTTTAAAAATTATCCTGAAGAAAAACTGAAGGAAGGAATACTTTACGGTATTGTATTGGTGAATCAAACAACATGGGAACGAGAAACTATAAAAGTCGGCATCGCAAAAGGAAGAACATTCAAAGACGCAATTCGAAGAGGGCGTGGCTTCACGAACTACGACATTCGGATTCAGCGTTTGTGGAGCGGGACGATATACGATGCGTGGAGATTCGAGCAAAAATTACACAACCAGTTTCAGAAAGATAGACATAAAACGGAGCATAAATTTGGAGGGCACACGGAGTGTTTCTCGATGGACAGCAAAATATTGGAGGCATTTCCAAAGAAAAATGAAGTATTTGGGGATTAGTGAAGGATTTCACAATGCAGCGTACGCTGTAGTTAATGACAACAAGATAGAATTTGCTACAGAAGTAGAGAGAATAACACAAACTAAAAACGATAGTACAATACCTAATTGGCATTTTGATGTACTGAAGGAGAGATATGATTATGATAAAACAGTATTTTACGAAAATACTCATTTCAAGAATGCACGACGAGAGATGTATGGAATGGCAAAAGCAACGCCGTGCAGAGAGTATGATATCTCAACTATTCTTCATCATGAAAGTCACTACGCCAGTGCTTATTTTTCTGCTCCTTTCGTACCTGACAGCACGGTTGTAGTTGATGCTATCGGAGAGTTTGATACAGCAAGTATTTGGGTAAACGGTCTAAAGGTATGGCATAGAACTTACCCATGGTCACTAGGATTGTTCTATAGTGCAATTACTAAAAGAATAGGACTTACACCTAATGAAGATGAATATATAACTATGGGCATGGCTGCTTATGGAGATATTAAAATAGACATGACCAAAGATATAGGCATGAATCATCATCGTGGTATTAAGAAAAGAAAGTGGTTTTGGCATACACCAGAAGATATAGCCGCGTCAGCACAAGCTCAGTTAGAATCAGAGTTGCTAGACATATTTGCACGAGCAAGAAAGTACGGTCCGAATGTGGCCTATGCTGGTGGAGTTGCACTGAACTGTGTAGCAAATAGCAAGATAAGACCTATGTTTGATAATATGTGGATATTTCCAAACCCAGGCGATGCAGGGAGTGCACTAGGTTGTGTACTAGCCCATACAAAACAAAGAATAGAATTTAAGGACACTTTCCTAGGACATGATATAACAAGAAGTATCAATCCTAAGTTAGTAGTCGATACACTACTTAAAAGAAAAGTAGTAGGAGTAGCAAATGGAAAGGCAGAATTTGGACCTCGGGCGCTTGGTAACAGGAGTCTGCTTGGTGATGTGCGTTTTGATATTAAAGACACAGTCAACAACATTAAACGAAGACAGAAGTTTCGTCCTTTTGCTCCCGCAATATTGGAGGAGTTTGTAGATGAATACTTTGAAGGCCCTGCTAACGAATATATGCAGTTTGTTTCAAAAGCAAAGCACGACTACAAAAGTGTCTCGCACGTTGATGGAACAGCACGAGTACAAGTTGTCAAGAGCGATAGTCAATCAGCATTGCGACCCATACTAGAGGAATACTATGAAAGGACAGGAGTACCTATGTTACTAAATACAAGTTTGAATATTAAAGGCGAGCCT